ACCAGGTCCAGGAGGTCATCAGGCGTGTAATGTCCCGGGTGCCGGAGCCCTGGGTCAGAAGCACCCTCATCCGGACACCCCCAGCAGCACGCTCTCCGGCGGAATACGGATCGTGGTCCCCGGATGGATCAGATGCGGGTTTTTGATGCCGTTGAACTGCGCCAAGGCGTTGTAATATCTGGCGGTGGACCGTCCGTAGTACCGCCGGCAGATAATGGAGAGGGTGTCCCCCCGCGCGATGGTGCAGGACTGCTCCCTCTCGCCGCCCGCCGTGGTCCCCGACGGCCGGGACGCGTTCTGGGTGTTCCCGTTGGGATTGGCCGTCTCCGCCGCCTCCAGGTCCTCATGCTCCCGGACGGACACGGTGATATAGCGGTCCCCGGTGCCGTCCTGCTCCCCCTGGGTGACCTCCTCCAGATACACCAGGGCGTTGACCTCCGTGCCGGTGATCACCAGCCGGACAGGTTTGCTGTCCTGTGCCCAGGCGGTCAGATAGTCCAGGTAGTACTGCGGGTCCGCCCGCGCCCCCGTCTCCATCCAGGGGTACGCCTGGGCGGGGAGGAGAAAGTCAAAGCTGCCGGAGAACCGGGTCCGCCCGCCGGGGCGGTACACGTCCCCCAGCTCACTGATATTGATGGTCTCCATCCGCTTCCCGCTGGACCACTGGTAGCTCCCCGGCGTCACCGGCATTACCAGGGACACGTGGTCCCGAATAAAACAGAATTGAATACCGCGTCCCTCCTTCCTAGCCCCGCATCCCCGCCAGCTCCATCTGGGCCAGCAGCTCCGAGGCTACCCGCGTCACGTCCGCCTCCTCACGGATGGTGAAATTGTTCCCGGTGATGGTGACGGACGGCGCCGCCCGCTCGCCCCTGGCCTCCGCCGCCGTCTGCACCCGCTCCCCCTGGTGGAGCAGGGCGGGGAAGTTGTCATAGGGCACATAGTCCAACCCGTAGGCGTAGCCGGACCTGCGCAGGCCGCCAGCCCCGCCGGGGTCCACCAGCATGGGGTCCGCTGTGAGACCGTAGGAATCGGTATAGACCGTGAGCCCGGTCTCCTGGTCTATGTCCGCTTTTACGAAGTATTTGCCCTCTCCCATGGCCGCCGCCAGCCCCTTGGTGAACCACTGCCCCTTCTCATATCCGGCGTCCCAGTAGTCCGAATCCAGGCTGGTATCATTCCGGATGGCCTCTGCCAGCGACTTCTCCGACTCCAGCGCCAGCTGCGCACCCTCGCTGGCGTTATACTCGTTCATACCCCGGACCTTGGCCTCCATGATGAGCCGCCCCATCTCCGCGGCGTCTCCGGTGTCCTGGGCGGTCCGGTACTCCTCGGTTTTCATCATGGCGTCCACCGCGTCCCGGATGTACTGCTCCTTGCTGTTCTCCAGCTCCGCCTTCCACGCGCCGATGGCCTTGTTGGCCTCCATGACGGCCTCACCGCTCTCCCCGGAGAGCCAGTCCCGCTGTGCCGTCAGCCCCTTCATGCGGCCCTCGTTATAACCCTGGCCCATGGCGCTGTCCAGCTCCTGGCTCAGGCCCTCCACCGTGGAACTCAGGCCGGAGAAGGTCCTGGACTGGGCCAGCATGGACCCGGAAAAGCTCTCCGTCATGGCCTGGAGGATGATCTCCGCCGCCTCCCGGCCGGAGACCTGCCCCCTGGAGATCATGTCGTACATGGTCCCCTGGTCCACGCCCCTGGCCTCCGCCAGCATCCCCACCGCGCCGATGCCCCGGTCGTTCAGGATGTTCAGGTACTCCAGCGTGGCCTTGTTGCTGGACTTCATCCGCCCGATGGCCGTGGCCATGGCCTCCATGTCGCCGGTGCTCTGCCCCAGGGCCGCCCCGGCGTCGCCGATGGTCTCCAGCACGTCCAGGATGTAGTTGTAGTCCCGCTCTCCGGACAGCGTCTTTGCCTGATCCGCCTGGGCGCTGTACCCGTAGGTCGCCAGGGTCTTGCTCATGGCCGTCAGATCGCCGTAAAGGAAGGGCGTCTCATTCGCCATCTCCACCAGGTTCGAGAGGTAGGTCTCCACGATCCCCATATCCTCCACGCCGCCCCGGCGGAACAGGGTCTCAAAGGAGATCCGGTCCGTCTCCCGCTGCGCCGCCAGCGCGGAGCCGCTGGTCAGCGACGCCTCCTGCGCCGACATCTGGCCCTCGTAGGCATCTTGTACATAGCTCTTGAACGCGTCGTCACGGACTTGAAAGTTTCTTGAAGCACCACTGATTGCTCCTGATAGTGCACCGAGTCCGCCACCAATAAGGGCACCTGTTGGGCCGAACATAGAACCTGCGGCAATGCCGGATGCAGCTCCAGAAATAAGACTGCTTCCAAGTGCCGCTATTGGCTGTCCGACAGCGCTTTCAAATCTGATTCCAATGGCTTCTGCCATAGAGTCGCCAAACATTTTATACAGGCCAGATGAAGCCAGTTTACTTCCAATTCCGTCTCCACCAAATATATCTTTTATGCTGTCCAGCATCCCCATTCCAGCCCGGTTCTCCTCTTTGCTGGCGCTATCGCCCATTCTTTGAAGCCGCTTCTCGCCCTCCTGCGCCGCTTTGGAAACAAGATTGATCTGTTTGACGATATTATCGTAGTTCGCCATGGCCATCTCTACCTTCAGGCCGTCAGCCTCTTTTCCTGTGGCGGCAAACTGCTTTTCCGCCTCCTTAAGTGCCTGTTTGGCTTTTTGAGCATCCACTTTGAGGGAATATTTATTTTTGTTCAGCTTTTGAAGCTGATCTTCCAGCTCATCTACATCCTTGCTGAACGCCTTAGTGACCGTAGTCATCTTTTTTGCACTATCAGAATACCGGTCTACCAACGTTACAACAATAGAGCTTTCAGGCATTTTAACATCTCCTCCTTGACTTTCCGCCATAAAACCCATATATTAAATCAGAGGTGATTTTATGGGTATTGCCATTTTCCTATTTGTGATTGTCATAGTTACTATGATCTCTGTTTTCATCGGCATCCAAATGGTGTTTCGCAGCTCTAAGGATGTCTCGCTCATGTCATCAGAGGAAAAAATTAGATTTTGGAATGGCTTGGCATTAATTTTTGTTCCGCTATCAATTTTGGCAATGCTGATATTCTTGCTTTCCTTGGCGTAACCGCGTTTTCAATCATCAAAGGCTCTTCCTAGGGAGGAGCTTTTCCGTCGGTGGTGTCTCAGCATCCTCTCCCTCTGCTCCACCTCATAGGACGACAGCGCGAAAATTAGGTCATGCCGCCTTCCGCTGTGCCTCCTGGCCGGAGACCTGCCCCTTGGAGATCATGTCGTACATGGCGCCCTGGTCCACGCCCCTGGCCTCCGCCAGCATTCCCACCGCGCCGATGCCCCGGTCGTCGAGAATATTCAGGTACTCCAGCGTGGCCTTGTTGCTGGACTTCATCCGCCCGATGGCCGTGGCCATGGCCTCCATGTCGCCGGTGC